CTCTGACGCGCATAATTCCAGCAAACGGACTATTTTTTAGGGTAGTCTAAAAAAATATTCAGGCTATGGCAAGAGGAGGTCACAACGCAAAAACGAACAGGCAGCACGAGAAGGACGGCACGTTAAACACGACCAAACATAAAAACCGCTACGCGCCCCCGCTGCTGGACATAATACCCGCCGCTCCCGCCTACTTCAACAAGGGACAGGCTGATAAGTGGAAGCGCATTTGTACCATGCTGAAACGCGACGGAATGTTATCAGACACTTACCTGGAACTGGTCGAAAGGTATTGCAACGCATGGCAGACGTGGTGGGAAGCGTGCCAGAACGTCCGGCAGAACGGCATAACATTCGACACTAAAAGCGGCCAAACCAAGCAAAACCCGGCCGTTGCGATAGAAAAGGAAACACTTTCGCTGATGGTGCGCATATTGGAGCAGTTTGGCTACACGCCGCGCGCCGCAATGGCGATCAAGGTAACGGGGGCCGAGAAGGCAGACGATGACCCGGCCTCATTCTTAATCACAGCAAACTAAAGCGTAAAGTCGGGGAATGACCCAATATAAACGCTACATTGATAATGTCCTTTCGGGGAAAGAAGAGGTTTGTGAACTTACCCGCCTTGCGGTGGTTCGCCACACGAACGACTTAAACCGGCAGGAAGTGCCGGAATTCCCTTTCTCCTTTTCTGACGAACAGGCGGGCCGCGCCCTTCGCTTTTTCGCGATGCTTCGCCATACGTCCGGCAGCCTCGGCGGCAAGCCGTTTAACTTGCAGGACAACCAGGCGTTTGTTCTCGCCATGCTGTTCGGATGGCGCAGGAAGGAAGACGGAAAGCGCCGCTTTACGCAGGCTTACCTTGAAATGGCGCGGAAGGCTGGCAAGTCCGAACTTGCCGCCGGGATAGAGTTGTACACCGGATTTTTTGAGGGCGAAGAAGGCGCGCAGGTGTACACGGCCGCGACCACGCGTGATCAGGCGAACATGGTATTCCGGGCGGCGAAGAAAATGGCCCGCTACCTGAAGGCGGATTCGAAAACACTGAACAAGCAAATAGACGTTCTCGCGAACTCTATCGTCTTTCATCCGACAGATTCGTTTATCCAAAAAGTCAGCGCCGACGCCGGAACGCTTGACGGTTTGAACCCGCACTGCGCGGTAATCGACGAATACCATGCCCACAAGACCGACCAAATCAAAGGCGTGATGCAGACCGGTATGGGTAGCCGCGAAAATCCGCTCTTGCTGATTATCACCACGGCCGGTTTTGAAAAGGAAGCGCCCTGTTTCCGGATAGAACGCGCGAACGCCATTGCCGTACTGAAAAGCGAACGCAGGCAGGAAAACCTGTTTTCGATGATCTTCACACTGGACGAAGGCGACGATTGGAAGAATGAAAAGGTTTGGAAAAAGGCGAACCCGAACCTCGGCAGTACACCCACGGTCGGCTACCTGCGGGAACAGGTGCAGGACGCGATCAACAAGGGAGCGTCCACGCGGGTACAGGTACTTACGAAGAACTTCAACTGCTGGTTAGACGCCCCGAAAGTATGGATTCCGGAGGAGCAAATTACGGCAGTCATGCGGCCCCTATCTGTCGAGGAATTCCACGGGCGGCGCGTATACCTTGGTTTTGACGTGGCGGCGACCAGCGACTTAACGGCGTTGTCCGTCTTTTCGCCCGCTACGGACGAACTCCCAGCGATACAAAAGACATTCCTTTGGGTTCCGCAGGACACGGCAAAGCGCAGGAATGAAAGCGCCCCTTATCTGCAATGGATTGAAGACGGGTTTGTGACTATGACGGAGGGAAACACGGGCGATAACCCGGCGATCCGTAAAATGATACTGGATATTGCGGAAGTGTGCGAAGTGCGGTCTATCAGTTACGACCCCTGGAACGCAATGGAGATGGTTGCAGAACTGACCGCCGCAGGCTTCACGCTCTATCCGGTGCGCCCGTATTTCGGGCACTTGTCGCCGCCGACAAAGAAAATTGCGGACATGGTTGTAAACGGATTAATCGAAATAGACGAAAACCCGGTACTACTTTGGAACTTCAGAAACATCGTCCTCGACATGGACAGTCAAGACAATATCAAACCAAACAAGCAAAAAAGCGGTGAAAAGATCGACGGTGTTGTATCTTCAATCCTTACCCTGTTTGGATGGCTTCAAGAAGTGGCGCAGCCCGCGACGGGGAGTTATCTTTTTGACGAAGAATCAGAACTTTTAACATTATAATCAATGGCAATCTACCACAGTAAACGCTTCCCCGAATCCAAACTTGCGCACCAACTTCTCGACGGCCTCAAGGGGCTGGAGGTTGGCGGGAGCGCCCATAACGCCTTCGGGCTCGACACAATCAACGTAGACGCATACGCAGACACAGACCCGCATTTTCTGGCGGTGTACGGCGCTGAGCAAAAGAACCTATGCGGGCACATAATGCCCGTTGACCTTGTAGCCCCCGGCGACAAAATCCCGGTTCCGGACAAATCATTCGATTTTGTCATTTCATCCCACGTCATCGAGCATTTTTATGATCCCATCGGCACTATTCAAGAATGGATGCGCATTGCCAAGCAGTACGTGTACATGATTATCCCGCAGCCAAACGCGCTGGAAAGTGACCGTACCAAGTTGATCACCGGCCTTCAGGAACTTATTGCCCGCCATACGGAAGACGAAAAGCCGCCTTGGACGGACGAACACCACACCCGCTGGACGTGCGACACATTCAAGGAGATGTGCGCCGCTTACGGGTGGGTAGTGTCGCACTCTCAAGACCCTGACGACAAGGTCGGGAACGGCTTTGCAATCGTTATCGACGTACAGGCATCCGGCGGCGGCATGATTACGCCTCCTGTTTTGAAACCGGCAAAAAAAGGCAAGAAATGACCATCGAAGAACTCGCAGCGGCAAACCCCGGAGAAACGATTATAGGCGGATGGGGTGAAGGCCAGAACGCTCCTACAATTTGCTGCGTTTGCGGAAGCAAAGAACTTGTAAAAGTAGAGCAACTTCCGGGCGTACTGTTTTTCGGACTATGCGAAGAACACAAGGACAAGTCTGTTCAATTTGTGCCTGTTAGTCTGGCTGTTATTGAAATCAAAATTTGTTGAAACATGAAAGCAAGCGTATTTATCAAGGTCGCATTGATCGACCAAATGCAGCAAATAGCAGACCTTGGTCTGTGGTATAATCTTGCCAAACTTATCCCGTCCGGCGTGGAACTGCTGGCGCGGGTGGCGTATCTTAGTAACGACGACGGGATTGTATTTCTTCCGTTTCGAATAGAAGACGTTGTTAAAAGATTTTACACTGAATATCTGCCGCAATACCCGGTATTTCCTGACTCAAAAGGTTTTTTTTCCAGAAATCCGCAGATATGGTTAACGTCGGCAGATTTTGATAAGGAAAAACATTTGCAGGCTATTCAGTACGGAATTCGGGTAACGCATTACATCCATGTCCCGCAATGGTTTGATGATTTCAAAACCGCTTGCGGCGCTGTTTTGGACAAAATCGAATCCGGAGAACTGGAAGATATTGAGGTTTTTAAAACGCTGGAAAATGACAAATAAAGAGAGTGAGCGCGAAATTCTTCGCGGCTTTTTAAATACGAACCCGCCCGACGCGCTGAACTCAAAAGGCAAGTCTTACATAACGATAAGCCCTGACCGAGAGCCGGAAGTTTGCGCAGTTTGCGGAGAACCGGCGGTTACGTCCTCTGCAATGGCTTGGTTATGGGCTGGACTATGCGAAAAGCATAAAAGTGCCTCCATTGCATTGTCTGGCGGCGGACCCGTTAGTATTATAACCGAAAAAGGCCAACAATATGTGGCAAACGGAGGGGATCAATGAAAACAGCAGTAATAACAGCCGTTTTCGGCGGCATGGATACACCTAAACCCTTCGCTCCGCAGTCGGTGGAGTGCGACCGGATATTTATAACAGAAGAAAACAGCCCGTTTCCGCTTCCGAATCTGCCGCCGCGCTTGCAGGCTAAATATTTTAAACTTCAGGCACACCGCGCCTTCCCGGAATACGACGCTTATGTCTGGATCGACGGAAATATTGAGGTGACAAGCCCGGATTTTGTAAAGGTAATGACCCATAGACTTTCGGGAATCCGTATTCAAAAACACCACGAACGAAAGACAATAGAAGAGGAGATTGATTTCATTTTGAACTCGGACAATGCCTACCTCTTGACGCGATATGGAGCGCAGCCTTTGAAAGAGGAATATGGGTATTATATAAAAAGCGGGATGCCGGAGGACTCTTATCTTTATTCCTGCAACATTTTCGCATGGGAAAATTCGTCTTTGTACGCTCGTATGTTTTTCGACCATTGGTGGAATCTTGTTTTACAATGGTCATGGTTCGACCAAAGCGCGTTTTCATTTTTAGTATGGAAGTTCGGACTTGCAGAAGCGATCAATCTCGGGCCTATGCTCGACAACCAGTTTTTTAAACTTCACCCGCACACAAACTGGAACCAGTGATTAAAATACTTGTAATCGACGATCACAACGCAGACGGCGTTTCTTTCTGGCGAAACATTGAACCGTTCGCGGCCCTGCGGAGGGCCTACCGGGATAAGGTGTTCATTCAGAACGCAACGGAGCGCGTAGCCGTGAACGACATTAAGCAATTCGACGTGGTGGTACTGTTCCGGCCCGTAAAACCGGAAACGCTGAAGTTCATCGAGAATACAAGGCGCCTGGGCGTGAAAGTCATAATTGACATTGACGACGATCTGTGGAACCTTCCGTACTATCACCCGTCGGCGATGGAATACGACCGATACAAAGAGACGGCATACAAACTTTACGCCGCTGCAGATGCGATCTGGACAAGCACGGAAGAACTTAGGTATGTGGTAGGCGATCTGTCCCGTACGGAAGTAATGCAAAACGCTATCTTGCCCGATTGGCTACCCGAACACCCGAACGCGTACACCGGAACGGCGGCATGGCTCGGTTCTTCCGGGCTGCAATACGACGCGACAAGCCCGCACGCCGCGCAATGGTTCAGAGCGTGGCAGGATCAGTATAAACGCTGGTTATTCTTTGGATACCGTCCGGAGATAGCGGACGGCGAAAACTGCACGGGCGTGCCGTACACGTTCGTTTATAACTTCTTTGATACGATCCGCGCGGCCGGAATAAACGTCGTTTGGAAGCCGCTACGCGACCTGCGGTTCAACGCCTCCAAAAGCAATATCGCATGGCTGACGGCGACAATGGCGGGCGCGGTATGCGTTACAAACTTCGCCGGGCGCGACGGCTGGGAACTGGCACTATTGGAATTCACAACGAATCCGGACGAAATCGCGGAGAATTTCTACCGTAGCCGCGAACACGCTTTGCAGCGGTATAATCTGCTGGAAGTGAACGAACGGCGAATGCAGAGCATTTGCAGGCTGATAGAAGAACCTGTTTTTGTTTAACTCGGTTAACACGATATAATCCAATGATTGACAAGCAATTTGAACTTGCCGTCGAACTATTCACGAATGAGGGGTATTTCGGCCGCTACCGTGAACTAATCGCGGAAATGGCCTGCCGGGCGGCATGGGAACAGGTAGAAAGCGAACTACCGTTCGGGCTGCGGCGCTTCACATCTTACGATTCTTTCAAAAAAGCCTTACGGCAGGAACGGCGGGACGTGCTGCCGCTTGTGGTTAGGCTGCAAAGTGTAGAATAAGCAGATAAGTAACCCTACCTCCCCACGCGCACGCGAATATGGCCGCAACTTTGAACGAACGTTCGGGTTATGTGGCCTTTTTTACGCTCCCTTTTCGGATATAACACCACGCCGGAGGCTCCCGCCTCGGAAAAAAGGGGTACGGACATGGCCGTTAACCAAGGCTGGACGGGGTGGGCGACATGGGGCAATTCTGCCGCTTCAGGGGTTTCTGTAACACGAGAAACCGCGCTCGGCGTCCCGGCGATATGGGACGCTATCAACAAGGTTAGTACCACCCTCGCCAGTCTTCCCTTCGGAATTTTTGAAGTAACCGAAACCGGTTCGCAGCCCGCGAAACGGCATCCGCTATACCATACGATCCGCCTTGAGCCGAACCCGTGGCAGAGCGCTTACAACTTCCGGCAGGCGCTTTTTGCGCAAGCCTGCTTTGGCGACGCCTACGCGAAAATAACGCGCAATGGGATCGGGCGGCCGACCTCCCTCGAAGTCATCGATGCTGCCTGCGTTACGCTGTTTCAGCGTGACAACGGGGAGTATTACTATATCGTTCGCCGGTCAATCGGAAGCCGGTATGTCGAGGAAGCAATCGCGACCTCCGACATGATCCACATTAAGGGTCTTACCCTTGACGGCATGGCCGGGCAGTCGGTGACGAAAGTACACCGCGACAGTATCGGAATGAGCATTGCCGCCGAGGAATATGGAAGTTTCTTTTTCGCCAACGGCGCGAATCCGTCCGGCGCTATCGTGTACCCGCAAGGGCTTACGCCGCAACAGCGCGAAATTGCGGAACGCAAGGTGAACGAAAAGAACGGCGGGCTCCGCAAGACAGGACAGGTAATGGTGCTGGATGCCGGGGTGAAGTTCGAGAAAATGAGCCTCGACCCGTCGAACGCGATGCTCAACGAAACGCGCAATTTTCAGGTGAACCAGGCCGCCCGCATTTTCGGCGTTCCAGTCCCGCTGCTTCAGCAATTAGACAAGGCGACGCTGAATAACATGGAAACAATGGGCATTCAGTTCGTGAACCTGTGCTTGCGCCCTTGGGCGGTACAAGTTGAACAGGAATTTGCCCGGAAACTACTCACATACGACGAACGCCGCAGCGAGGCGTATTTCTTCCGCTTCAATTTCAACGGACTTCTTCGCGCCGACACAAAAGCGCGGGGAGAATACTACAAATTGGCCCTTGGCGGCCCTTCTACCGGAATAGGCTTTATGTCGGTAAATGAGGTGCGCGAATTGGAGAACCTGGACCGGATCGATGACGGCGACGAAGTATTCACGGCCGACATTCTAAAAGATATGCAAAACAATGGGCAAGACCAAACGGCGACGCCTGGCAATGGCAACGGATCGGACGCCCAAACAAATAACGAAGACGATGGAACACCGCAAGCAAGCGCCGGAGACGGCGGAAACGATTGAACGCCGCTACGCCACAGACGGCGTGGAATACCGGGCGGCGGATAACGGCGGCACCCTTCGCGGCTATGCGCTCCGTTTCGGCAGCGTGTACGATATGGGTTGGTTCACCGAAGAGGTTGATCGCCGGGCGCTGGATAACGCCGACATGGGCGACGTACGGATACTGCTCAACCACGACCCTAACCAAATCCTGGGCCGCACGGCAGCCGGTACAGCAAAAGTTGGAATCGACGAACAGGGACTATGGTACGAAGTGCAATTGCCGGACAGCCCGAACGGGCAAAACGCTCGCGTGGCCGTCAGCCGTGGCGACATCACGCAAAGTTCCTGGGGCTTCATGCTTCGCAGCACGAACGGCAGCAACGGCGACCGATGGGAAAAGCGTAACGGCAAGGAACACCGCGTCCTGACGGACATAAAAACCGTCTTCGACGCTTCGCCCGTGACATTCCCGGCAAACCCGGACACGACGGTGGCAAAACGCAGCCTTGAACAATTTACGGCCGATCAGGGGCCAACCGAGGAACAACTCGCGCAGCAGCGCGAACAGGATAACGACATCAAAACACAAATCGAAGTCGCGCTTTTAATCGGCGACTTCGAGCAAATCAAAATTTAGCAACATGGCACGCTTAGAGGAAATCCAAGCAAAAATTGAACAAAATCAGGCCGCGCTTCGCGATATTCTTGCAAAGCGTGGAGCCGACGGTAAGTTCCCGGCTGACGTTCAGGAACAACTGAAACGCGCGAACGAAGAATACGCCGCACTGAAAGAGGAAGCGGAAAACGAACGTATTGCCGCCAAACTCGAACAGGAACTGGCGCTTTCCGAATTTCACCAGCGATCGGCGCAAACGTCGCACACGGGCGCTCCTGAAAACCGGCAGAATACGGACACGACGTATGACCGCGTTTTCTGGCGGCACATGACGCGCAGCGATTCCGCACAGCCCGCAGGTCTTAACGCCGACGAACGCCGCCTGCTGGAAACGCGCGGCACGAACACCCAAATCACGACAACCGATTCGCTCGGCGGCTATCTCGTACCGACGCAATTTTCCAACCAACTGGAAAACATGATGAAATACTATTCCAATATGATGGAATATTGTTTCGTCGCGGACGACACGCAGATGGGCGGCGGCACGCTGGAATGGCCGACGGGCGACGACACGTCCGTAACCGGCAATATCAACACGGCGGCGAACCAGGCCGCGCAGCGCACGGTTTCCGACCTGACCTTCGGGCAAGTGCTGTTCAACGACTGGTTGATCGATTCGAACATCATCAAGGTTTCCCGCTCGCTGATGCAGGACGAGCGCGTGGGCCTGCTCCAAAACGTGCTTGCTGAAAACCTGGCAAACCGTATCGGACGCAAAGCGAATACCGTGTTCACGACCGGCACCGGCACGAACCAGCCCTACGGCCTTACCACGACGGTAACGAACAGCATGGGCACTTCCGCAAGTGCTACGGCGATCACCAAGTCGGAACTTATCAACGCCATGTATTCGGTTGATCGCGCATACCGCACGGGGCCGAAGGTCGGCTGGATGATGCACGACACGATCCTGGGCTACCTGCGGACGCTCGACCACAGCACAGACACTACGCACATTTTCGTGCCGGGCAACCTTCAATCTGGCGAGCCTGACCGCCTGCTCGGTTATCCGATTTTCATCAATAACGACCTGACCGGAACGACGAACAACCTGCCGGTTGCTTCGACGAAGCACATCTACTTCGGCGACTTCTCCAAGTTCGTTATCCGGAAAATCCGCAACATAGCGATTGAGCGGAACGACTACCTGTATTGGGACTACCTGACCGTAGGCTTTATGGGTTGGATGCGCGCTGATTCGAACCTTATCAACGCCAACGCGATCAAGTCATTCATTCAGCATTCATAATGATTGTACGGGCGACGGTAACAACGGACAAGTATGTGAAGGGCGTGGAATACGACCTTCCGGATGACATCGCGCAGGCGATGATAATTCGGGGAACAATGTCTTTTGTCGCCGTCGCCCCGTACAAACAACGGGAGAAAGCAATACCGCCGCAATACGAAACACGATGACCAGTTGGAGTGTAACGACAGCCCCGGCGACCGAGCCGGTTCACACGGCAGATGCGAAAACGTATCTGAACGTAAGCACGTCGTTACACGACACGCTTATTGCAAATCTGGTCAGCGCGGCGCGGCAGTGGTACGAAGGCTACACGGGTACAGCGGTAATAACGCAGACGATCACCCAAATTTGGGACTGTACGCCCTGCGACGGCTGTTTTGAATTGAAGGTCGGCCCGGTAACGGGCACGCCCACGGTAAGTTACAAGGATACGGGCGGGACATATCAGACTTGGGCATCATCCAATTACACGCTCGACATCATTTCCGATCCGTCCCGAATTGTGAAACTATCGACCGCATCGTGGCCCGTGGTCGGGATATTCCCGGCAGCGTGGAAGATCGTCTATTCCGCCGGATATGCGAGCGCTGCGTCCGTCCCTGAAGACGTGATTAACGCGATACTGATGTACACGGCATTCCTGTACGAAAACCGGGAGGATATGCCGGTGAACGAAACGACAAACCCGAAAGTAAGAAGCGCCCACGCGCTTGCATTCATGCGAAAACGGCAAATGATCTGATGTGGAGAATCTTTCGAAAATACTGCCCTCTATCGGGGCAATGGACGAAGAAATTACGATCCAGTCCTACACCGAAAGCCGCGACGCGGCAGGCGGGGAGGTTCTTACATGGTCAACCTATGCCACGCTTTTAGCGCGTGTTCGCTGGCCGGTAACAGGCATAAAAGAGACGTACAGCGCGGGGCAACAAACCGCGTTCGGAAGGGTGGAATTTACAATAAGGTACGATTCCGCTATAAATGAAAAAATGAGAATAATCTATCGTGGCGAATATCTGGACATTATCAGCATTGACGTGTTGGGCCGGGATCGCTACAATGTAATCACCTGCCAATCGCGGGAAGAAAGCGCTTCATAAAATGAATGTTACATCCATCATCGAAACAGAAACACCCAAGCAGATTAATGCCGATTCCATCGTCTACGCATGGGAGACAGCCACGGGGTCGAGTATCCTTTTGAGTAAGGGCGGTGTAATCGTTGACGTGACCGATACGGTCGCAGAATTGATTACCGAATCATCCGGTCTGCATCGGCAGACCAATTAGGTTGTACCGTCGAAATCCGCGTCTACCCGTAACCTATGGCTTCCAGCATTCAAATAACGCTCGACGCGGCGGACTGGCAAAAGCAAGTCAGCGCAGCGGTTAAGACCCTCGACCAGTTCACGGTCGGGCTGGATGCCGAGCGCAAAAAAATGCTGGAATATGCGGCAATCCCGCTTGTTGACGAATTGCAGCGGCGGGCACCCGTGGGGGTAAGGATACACACATCCTACAAAAGCCGGAAATCGGGCGGCGGGGCGCAAGGAAAATACTATCCCGGCAACCTGAAAAAGTCTTTCCGCACACTTGACTTGCGCAAAACGAGCGCGGTTATCGTCGGCGCGAAATTGACCAAAGGCGGGCGCGGAACATTCGGATTAGGCCGCTTCAATGCGTATTACCTGCATTGGGTCGAATATGGAACATCGAAAATGGCGGCGCGGCCTTTCGTTCGCCCGGCGATCATTTCGGCGGCTCCGGCGGCAGTGAGAAGGATAACGAACGCGGCGCGGCTATACGCCGAAAAGTTCGCGGCTAAAAACGCAAAGCCATGAACGTAAGCGGGATACTATACACAAAATTGAGCGCGGACGCGGGCGTTTCCGCGATCTGTTCCAGCCGTATCTATCCGCTTACGATCCCGCAAAAGGCGTCCTATCCTGCGGCGGTTATAACCGTCATCGCCAACGAGCCGAGCGACACGAAAACGGGCGCAAGCACGCTTGACGCATGGCGCGTTCAAATCGACAGTTACGCGGCAACGATGCTTGCGGCGCAGCACCTGGATAGCGCTATCAGATCAGCAATAGACCGTTTCCGGGGCACTGTAACCGTGTCGGGCGACACAGACTACTTCGTGGACGGCATCCGATACGAAAACACCAACGACATAATGGAGGGCGAAAAAGACATTTTCCGCCGCTCTACTGACTATCAAATACGCATTCATCGAACACCGTAAAAAATAATCTGCAATGGCAACGACGAACGTGGTTAATACCACATTATTCACTTTTAAGGGCGGCGCGTCGGGTACGGTTGTAATTAACCGCCAAAACGACCTGACCTTTTCGGTCAACCATGAGCCGCGCGACATCACGACGAAGGACGAAGGGCAATGGAAAACCCTGCTTGAAGGCCCCTGTTCCTATGAAATCAGCCTTTCCGGACTCGTGGCGTTCGACGATACGCTCAACGTATTCACAACATCAACGGGAGTACTGGCAAAACTGATGGCCCGCACGCAGCAAACGTGGGTGATGGGAACGCACGTTTCCGGCGACCCGAAACTTTCCGGAAGCGGCTACTGGACAAGCTTAGAAGTAGGCAGCCCGGACAAAGAGGCAAACGCGACCTTCTCTGGCACATTGATGGGGTCAGGAACCTTTTACGTAGGCACGTTCTAAAAAAGAAAAAATGCAGCACGTCGAATTAGCAGGCAGCGCCTACCCGATTTCGTTCGGATTCGGGGCGCTGATGGAGTACGAAAAAGAAACGGGCACGCCAGCAACGGCGCTGTTCGCGCAGTTTGCCGGAAATGAGGCCAAACTAACCGACGTGGCTACGCTTGTCGCCTGCGGGCTTACGAACGCTTCCCGAAAGTTGAATATCGGAGCCGTTTACACCGCGCAGGACGTTGCTGACTTGCTCGACGATACGCCGGATTCTATGGGCGCTATAACGCGCGCAATGGAGATTCTGGCGGAATCGTTCGCGCCTGCCGAGGCAAAAAAAAAGACGATGACGGCGACGAAGGGGAAAGTGACCGTACGGACTGGGGCGCGCTGATGGAGGCGGCGGGGCGTATGGGAATGAGCGAAAACGAATTTGAACTAACCACGCCCCGCTACTTCCACTACCGCTGCAAGGGTTTCGAGGCATTGCAGGTGGAATCGTGGCAAAGGGCGCGGATCGGCGCTTTCTACGCATTTCTGCCGCACGCGAAGAAAAACGCCCTGCGAAAGCCCGCCGACTTATTCACGCTGCCTTCAGACAAGCGGTTCGAACCGACTGAGGCAGAACTCGAAATAATGCGCGAGCGCCTGCGATGGGCCAAAACGTTGGATATATGGGGCGACAAAAAAGCAGAATCTTAAACAATGGCCGGAAGCATAGCAAGTCTTAATTTCAAGTTCACCGCCGACATTAAGGGGGTGCAAAAGGCCATGCGCGACGCGGAAAAGTCGCTACGCGCTGCTACGTCGTCGTTTTCACAGATAGGCAATCAAATGTCCCTGGCACTGTCCGCGCCTATTGCCGGATTCGTGGCGATGGCGGTGAAGGCGGGCGGGGAGATGGAAAGCCTCAAATTAGCCATGCGTTCCACCTTCGCAGGCGCGGGGCGCTCTATCTCCGAAGCCGACGCGGAACTCGAAAAACTCCGCGAGGCGGCACTTGCTCCCGGCCTCGACTTCAAACAAGCGGTACAGGGGTCTTTGCGACTTCAGGGCGTGGGCAAATCGGCGGAGGAAAGCCGCCGGATAATTGTGCAACTGGCTAACGCCCTGGCAAGCGTGGGCGGCACGGCGGAGCAGTTGGACGGCGTTACGCGCCAATTCGCGCAGATGATCGGCAAGGGCAAGGTGATGCAGGAAGACCTGCGAGTTATACTCGAAAATATGCCGAACCTTGCGAAGGTGATGCGCGACGAATTCGGCGCGACTACGGCGGAGGGTCTTCGCGATCTGGGCGTTTCGGCGGACCAGTTTGTAACGCGCTTGACAAATAAACTCGAAACCCTGCCGCGCGTATCGGGCGGCATATCAAACAGCCTCGTAAACCTCGGCAGCGCGTTTCAGCAATCCCTTGCGAAAGTCGGCGAAGAACTAAACAAGACGTTCAACATTACCGGCAAACTCGACAAGTTCGCGGACTGGATCAGCGGCGCGGCGGAAGCGTTTTCGCACTTGAGCGAAGGCACAAAGCGCGCCATTGCGGCGGTAGCGACTTTCGCGTTCACGCTTGGGCCGCTGCTTAAAGCCATGCAGCCTGTTGTCTGGATAGTGGGGCAACTGCAAATCGGATATATTGCCTTGCAAAAGGCGCTGCTTCAGTCGATTAACGGCACCCTCCCAAGCCTTGCAGCCCGCTGGCGGGCGCTCGACGCTGTTATGAAGGCGTCTGTTATCGGCGCGACTGTGGCCGTAGTGTTGGCCCTCGGCGCTGCGTTCCTTGTGCTGCAAAAAGATATGAGCGCGGCAGCGCAGGCACAGCGGGCGGTGGAAAACGTCCATACTATGGCCGCTGCGTCTATTTCGGTAGAACGGGCGAACATTGAACTACTAACCAAAGTCGCAAAAGACGAAAAGAAAAGCAAAGATGAGCGACTTGGGGCCATGAAGGAACTAATCGCTATTAATCCAGAATACGCCAAGGCGCTTGACAAGGAGGCAATAAATACGCAAATCCTTGAAAAGACAACAAACGCCCTCGTCGCGAGTATGCTTCGCGCAGCGACCGCACGAAGAGCCATTGATGAAATCGCGGCGATAGATGACAAATTAAGGGAATTAAAGAAAAATTCCGATCCTTCGTTTTTGCAGTCGTTCGGAAACGCCCTTATATCATGGGGCAGAAATGGCGATTTTGTAAATAAGCAGATAGCGACGACGCTTTCAAATTACGAGGAACAGCGCGCGGCGCTGCTGAAAACGCGGGAAGAACTTGAAAAGGTCGCGCAGGCGAACGTTCATGTTTTTGGGACTACGGAAACCGTTACAAATAAAAACAAGGACGAAGGCGACTCGCTGGACGATTTAATCAAAAAGTACCGCGAATTAATCAAAAAGTACCGCGAACTCGACAAG